ATACTTATATGAAACTCCTACTCAATTACTAGAATTCACTAGAGATAAAAGTAATCGTGGTGTTCATCCTACTCAAAAACCAGTTAAATTATTAGAATACTTAATAAAAACATATACTCAAGAAAACGAAACCGTTTTAGACAATGTTATGGGTTCAGGTTCAACGGGAGTTGCTTGTAAAAATTTGAATCGTAAATTTATAGGAATCGAAAAAGATAAAAAATATTTTGATATAGCAGTAGATAGAATCAATAATGCTTAGTAAACATAGATAAAATAAAATTACTTCGGGAGGTAGTATGATCGTAACCACTCGGAAGTGTGGAAGATGTAAAGAAAATATTGAATTAGAAAAAGAACAAAAAACAGTTCTTCAAAAAAAGAAATATTATCATTATGATTGTTTTATAGAAAAAGAAACGAGTAAAGGTAGAAGTCCTTTATGCAAAGAAGATGCAGAAGTTTTAGCTGATCAACTCATAAAAGAAAATAAAGATTTTATAAATGAAATAATTAATAAAAATCATTTATACTTGTGGCTACAAAGAAAATATAATTTAATAGTAATTCCAACTTACATATATCAAAAGTTAGCTGATATACACAATGGAACTTGGAAAGATGTAAATACGAAAATTCCTCCAGAAGATCTTCTGGATATGTTTAAAAGACAATGGCATAACTTAGAAAAAATTAATATTAACAATATCAATAAAGGAAAAAAACTAAGTCCAGAAAGCAGATTAAATTATGACTTAAGTGTTATAATAAATAAATCAAGTAGTTATTATGAATGGAGGAGAAAACAGGANGAACAACAAATAGAAATNANNCAATCNATAGAATCTTCACAANCAACNAATAANTTNAGAAGTTCTATNGGANTTGAACAAAATGTTACAAACAANGAAAANGACTTATCTCAATACTTAGAGGAGATTTAAAAATTGATAGAACAAAAAGACTTAGAAAACATTCCAAATGAAATAGCATTAGTGGGAGCATTTTATAAGAATCCAGAATTATACATTTCATATGGATCATCAATTAAATCAAAGTATGATTTTGCAGGAGANGTATCAAAATTTTTATATGATTGTTTTGAAATAATATATCAAACCATATCTCAAAAAATAAATGAAACAAAAGTCAATTCATTTATGATGATGGATGAAAAAAGATTGCAAGTATATAAAAAATATGGTGGATATAAAACCATAGAAGATTGGATGAATTTATCTGATCCAGAAGATTTCGATAATTATTTTGCCATATTAAAAAAGTATTCTTTAGTCAGAGAATTTTATAGAAGTGGATACAATGTTGAAAAACTTATAACGCATAAAAAGTTTGATATTTGGAGTGCACAAGATATTTTCAAAATGATGCGATCTAAAGTTGATAAAATTCANACTGTNATNCTCTCTAATCAGGAAAGTATTATTCTAAATGAAAACGCAGAAAAAGATATTAAGTCNTATGTAATAAAACCACAGGCAGGACTNTCTTATCCCTGGATTGTTATTGATGAAATGTTTAAGGGAATGAGATTAGGAAAAGCTGTATTAACTGGATTTCTTAGTAATGAAGGAAAAACTAGAAATCTCGTTATGCTCATGAGTTATATAGCATTAGTAAAAAATAAACCTGTTTTAATTATGTCAAATGAAATGGATGAAGAAGATTTAAAATCTTGTCTAATTACAACTGTTGTTAATAATGAATGTTTCCAAGAATTACATGGTATTGAAATGAAAAAAATGGAAGCAGAGATTGTTTTAGGAAAGTATAGAGATCAAAGAGGAATTTTTATTCAGAGAGAAAAAGATGAAAACGATATCTATACTGAAAGCGAAGAAGATTTTCTCTATAGGTTAGAAAGAGATTCNGAAGAATATAGAAATATTATAAAAATTGGTCAATGGATTGATAGTAGAAAAGAAAAACTCATATTCTTTAAGAATGTGGGAACAGATTATTCTGATCAAACATTGGAATTTGAAATTAGAAAACATAAACTTTTATATGGTGTTGATTATGTTGCTTATGACACTATGAAAGGTTATCGAACAGATGATTGGATGACAGTAAAACAATCATTTACCAANNTAAAAGAATTAATGAGTGAGTTAAATATTTGGGGATGGTTTGTATTTCAATTAGCTGACCAGGCAGTTCACATGGATATTTTTGATATGAGTAGTAATGAAATAGCTAATGCTAAACAAATTAAACATCCTGTAGATTATATGATGCTAGGAAAAAGAATTTATAACTCAGAATATCATAAATATAAATATNTTCCNAATNATTATTGGGGNATTTCAAAAGGAATGCCNTTAGACNTNAGTAAAAAATATTTTNTATTAAAACCTGAAAAAAATCGTGGAGGCAACAAGTCAAATTATCCAATATTTGAATATGACTTAGATTATAATATATGGAATAACGTTGGAATAGTTATTAGNGCNTAATATGGATGTCAAANAATTAAAAAAATATATTATNGAAAATNATAAAGTAGAATATATTTTAGAAAATTTANATTGCCAAAAAATAAAATTCCATAATTCCGGTTATTGGACTTGTGGCAATCCTCCCCCATCTGATAATCCTAATGCTGTTACANTNTATAAAGATAATCTAAAAGTAATTAATTATACAAAAGATATGCCAGANCCATCAGACATTTTCACACTAATTGAATACTATAAAGGTATTAATTTTTTTAAATCCTTAAAATGGATTTGTGACTTATTAGAAGTTGATTTTTATAAAGATGCAAATGAAGAACTTCCAAAAGAGTTATTGATTACAAAAGAATTAATGAATATGAAAACAGGATCAAGGAGAGATGATGACGATGATACTCCAATAAAACCTCTTTCCGAAGATATAAAAAAATACTATCCTGTTATCGGAAATACAATGTTTTTTAATGATGGAATAGATTATCAGACTCAATATGAATTTGGTTTATCATATGAGAATGAAAGCAATAGGATCTTGATCCCTATCTATTCTGAAATTGGCGATTTAGTATCTTATAAAGGAAGGTTGTTTAAAGATCACATAGAAGAATGGGAACAAAAGTATCTTTATTTATACCCCTGTCCTAGAAACAGAATTCTTTTTGGGTATCATAAAACACATTCATTCATAAAAAAACAAGGCATCGTCTATGTGGGAGAAGCTGAAAAATTTTGCCTCCAGTTATGGTCTTATGGTTATTATAATTCTGTTGCTACAGGTGGTACGAAAATAGGACAAACACAAATAGATAAAATAAGTAGATTGGGAGTTCCAATTTGTTTTTGTTTTGATAAAGATATTGATAAAAGTACGATAGAAAAAATATCTGAAAGGTTTACCGATGGAATTGATGTTTATGCTATTTTTGATGAAAATGGTTTGTTGAAAGATAAGGAAGCGCCATCTGATAGAAAAGAGGTGTGGGAATTATTGGTTAAAAATAATGTTTACAAAATAAAGTAGATGTGGTAGAATAAAAAAAACATAAAAGAAAGGAAACAATGGATTTTCAAACACCAAATTATATTTGCGATTATATGGTTTCACTACTTCCAAAGGAATGTAAAGTTATTTTAGAACCAACTCCAGGAGAAGGAAACATTATAAAATCAATTAAGAGAAACAGAAAAGATATACTTTGTTTTGAGCCAATTCTGGACTTTTGGGAAATGGAACATTTATTAAGATATAATGCCATTATTATGAACCCCCCATTTACGCCAATGGAAGAGGGGTATAAAATTTTATATGAATGTATGGATCATAGTGATATTATTATAGCATTAATGCCTTGGTTAACAATTATAAATTCTAAAAGAAGAAGTGAAGATTTATTTAATTTTGGATTAGTATCTGTAACTAATTTACCAAGAAGTGTTTTTAAAGGATCTCGTGTGCAGACCTGTATTTTAGAAATGAATAAAAATTTTATTGGAAATACTATATTAAAAAATTATCAAAGGAGAACATAAATGAATTATAAATTATTAAATAAAAATTACAAAGAAGAATTAAAGAATAAAACAATCAAGGAATATGTTTTATCAAACAGAAACATTCAAGATCCAAATACATATCTATCTCTAACAAAAGACAATGTGCATCACTATTCTTTATTAGAAAATATCAATGAAGCAAAAGACTTATTATTAACAACAATAAAAAATAAAGGAAAGATTGGAATTATAGTGGATTCAGATTCAGATGGATATATTTCCGCATCAATTCTCTATCAATATCTTTCCAGAAATTATGATCAATCAAAATTATCATATTTTATTCATACTAAAAAGCAACATGGCATTGGAGATCTATTATCACAAATACTTAATTCTAAAATTGATCTTTTAATTGTTCCAGATGCAGGAACAAACGATGTTAAAGAATGTAAAATTCTTCAAGAGAAAAACATTCAAGTAATTATATTAGATCATCACCAGGTAGAAGAAGAAAATCCTTATGCTATTGTTGTCAATAACCAACTAGGAGATTATCCAAATAAATTTCTTAGTGGAGCAGGTGTAACTAAAAAATTTTTAGAAAGTTTAGATGATGAACTTTGGGATGATTCTAGTGATTTTGATGATTTAGTTGCTATGTCAATTGTTGCGGATTCTATGTCAATATTAGAATATGAAAATCGTTATTTGGTAACAAAAGGATTAAAGAATATTAGAAATAAATTCATTCAAGCAATCATAGAAAAACAATCTTATTCAATTGGCAATACAGATAATATTAATGTAAATACAGTTGCTTTTTATATTTCACCTTTAATCAATGCTTTAATTAGATCAGGTTCTTTAGAAGAAAAAGAATTAATGTTTAAGGCATTTATTGGTGATCCAACAACTTTTCCATATAAGAAAAGAAATGGTGAAGAAATTCAGGAAACTATGCAAGAAATGGTTGCCAGGTTAGCAGGTAATCTAAAAGCGAAACAAAATAGAGAAATTGATAAGTCTTTGGATTATTTACGTGGGCTAATCGATAAAAACAAATGGAATGAAAACAAGATTTTATTTGTTGATGCTGATGGTGTGGATTATAGTCAAACTGGCATTACAGCAATGAAAATTGCTTCAGAATATCAAAAACCATGTTTATTAATTAGAAAAAGTAAAGATAATACTTTCGCTGGATCTGGAAGAAATTATGGGAATCAAATTGAAAATCTAAGAGAATATCTTTTAAGTACAGGTTTATTTGAATATGTGCAAGGACACAGTGCAGCATTCGGAATCTCTATAAAGATTGATAATATTAAAAAAGCTATTGAAAAAATAAACGAAGACCTTAAAGACATTAACTTTGGTGAATTTATTCATTATATTGATTTTGAAATTGATATAGAAAACCTAACTATTGAAATCATCAAAGATATGAATGAACTTTATGATTATTATGGAAACGGAATTGAGGAAAGCCTGGTATTAGTAAAAAATATTCCAGTAAACACAACTGATATTGAACTTATGGGAAAAACAGAAGATACATGGAAGTTCCTGTACAACAACGAAATTCAATTTATCAAATTTAAAAATAATCAAGATGATGC